AGGCGGTCACATCTTCTGGCAGTTTGACCCTTGGCGGTACGTTGTCGCTTACAAGCGGTAACGTCACAACTGCTCTAGGTTACACACCTCTTAGCCCATCTGGCTCAGTAACAATCTCTGGCTCGACATTCCAATCGTCTGGTAGTTTGGTTGCGCTAGGCAACACCAGCGGTACAAATGGCGTGTTTGTTAATGGCGGGTCTGCGTTTGCTCCAAACACCGATGGCGTGATGACTTGCGGTTCTTCTGGCTTCCGCTGGTCAACGGTCTATGCTACGACAGGCACAATTAACACGTCTGACGCTAATCAGAAGACTGAGATTGCTGACCTTACTGCTGCTGAATTGGCCGTGGCTAGACGCATCAAAGGCTTGTTTAAGACCTTTAAATTTAAGGACGCTGTGGCGGCCAAAGGCGCAGGCGCACGCAAACACATTGGTGTTATTGCCCAAGACGTGCAGGCAGCCTTTGCCGCTGAAGGTCTGAACGCCAACGACTACGGCGTTTTCTGCTCAGACGAAGTAAACGGCGTAACCGTTCTTGGTGTACGCTACGAAGAATTACTGGCCTTTGTGATTGCCGCCCTATGATCAACCACCATTTCAGCGCAGGAGTCTACGCCAAAGAGACGCTGATACCGGCAGGGCATGTGCTTGTCCAGCACAAGCACAAATTTAGCCATCTGTCGATTTTGGCCAGTGGCTCAATTGAGTTAATGGTTGACGGTGAGCGCAAGATTATTCATGCGCCAGCCTGTTTGACTATTGAAGCTGACAAGCATCATGGCGTAAAATCGCTTACAGATGTTGTGTGGTATTGCATTCATGCAACTGAATGCACTGATTTGGATGAAGTTGACGAAGTTTTAATTGCGCCAGGCGATCAAGCCCAAGCGCAAGAACTGGCCAAGTGCCTACAGGAGAACTAATATGCCATGGATGGCCCTAGCAATTGGCGGTAGCGCCCTACTCGGTGCAAAAGCAGCTAAGAGTGCAGCAGGCACACAAGCTGAGTCTGCGGATCGCGCAACTGAACTTCAGCGCGAGATGTTTAACAAGCAACTTGAACTTCAACAACCTTTTCAAGAAGCTGGCGTTAATGCGCTAAACCGGATGCAGTCTGGCGATGTCATGGGCATGATGGATCCATCGTACAAATTTAGATTAGGCGAAGGTCTTAAAGCGCTTGACCGCCAAGCAGCCGCCCGTGGTGGTCTAATCAGCGGTGGGGCTTTAAAAGCCGCCCAACGCTATGGCCAAGACGTTGCGTCAACTGAGTTTGGCAACGCTTACAACCGCCTTGCAAGTATGGCAGGACTTGGCCAAACAGCCACAGGCGCTATGGGCGGCGCGGCAGGCCAGTTTGGTGCTAACGCAGGCAACTTAATGACTGGCGCAGGCGCAGCACGCGCTTCGGGTTATGTTGGTGGCGCTAACGCTTTGACAAGTGGTTTGGGTCAATACATGAACTACACGCAAAATCAAAACTTGATAAACCGTTTTGCGCCTCAACCAACCGCCGCTCCGTATAGCCCGCTGTATCAGAGTCAGATACCTGGTTCGGGAGTTTAATTATGGCCATTGATCCAAACATTGCTCTGGGCGTACGCGGCATTGAGTTGCAAAACCCCCTTAACGCGCTTGCGCAGTTTTCGCAAATTCAAAACGCGCAAAATCAAAACGCTATGGCGCAACTTCAAATGCGCGAAGCCGAAGCGGCTGCACAAGAGAAAAATATGTTGCGCAGGCTAGACCCTACCGCTGCTGACTATGAAAGCCAACTGTTTAAGGTTAATCCCCAGTTAGGTATCGCATTTCGCAAAGAAGCGGCGACTACTGCCGCGCAAAAAGCCGCTGAATCTAAATCTTTAACTGAAGCGGCAGCGTCAAAACAAAAATTATTAAACCAAGCCTTGCGTGATATTAGTGGCCGCCCATCGGACGCCAACATTATTGCGCATACAGAAGACATTCAGTCATCACCGCTATTTTCAACGGAAGAAAAAGCAAAGGCTTTGGCTACGCAACAAAGATTGTTGTCAATACCTTTTGCGGAACGCCAGATGTATTTAGCGCAACAAGGCGCTAGTGCAAGCGAATTAAAACCCTCAACGCAAACAGTCAACCGTGCCGGCGCCACAGACATTGTGCGATTGCCTGCGTTTAGTGGCGCGCCTACCACAGTTGGCTCTTACGCGGATGTGCCTTTGCCCGCCGACGTGCAAGCGCAAAAGATAGCAATTGCACAGCAGAGCCGGCCACCGGCCCAGCCTGTTGCACCAACAGTTACACAAATTGTTGACCCTACTAACCCAAAGCAAATGATTTCTGTTGACGCTCGTCGTTATCAAGGTGGCGGCGTTGGATCCCCAGGCGTTATTGGTGTGGGCGGTAAAGAACCCGGCGCTGGCAGTTTAAGACCTTTAACCGAAGGACAAACAGTTAAATTGCGTGCTGATGTTGCTAAAGATTACAAAGCGGCATCAACTGCATTGTCGCAAATAGATGACTTATTAACTTCTGCTGATGCGGTAAAAACATCACCAGGGCTATCCGCAGCCACAGGCTTCACAGGTAAATTTTTACCGTCGTTCCCTGAAGGCGGCGCAGCGCAAGCAGAAACACGTTTGGCTAACTTACGCGGTAAAGTAACCGCGCTAGGCAAAGCGACAGCGGCCATGTCAGGCGCTATTGGATCTATTGCCAATCAAGAATGGAAAATTTTGGCTGATCAAATTGCAGTGCTAGATGAGGTCAAAGGTAAAGGACCGTTGCTTGAGCAGATTGCATTGCTAGAAGAACAAGCCAAAGGCGCCGCCGCACGTATCCGCGATACGTATGAAAAGTCACGCGCTGAAGATTTTGAGCGCTTCCCTCAGTTCCGCGATTTACCAGCACCAAAAGCACCTGGCGGCAACGCCCCCGCCGCAGGCACTGGTGGGTTTAAATATCTTGGAAAAGAGGGTGGATAATGGCTACCAAATACCGTGTTCAAGGTCCAGATGGTGCGGTTCACGTCTTTGAAGGGCCGGACGACGCAACGCCTACGCAAATAGAAGCATTTGCAGCCCAAACCTTTGGTGCGGCCCCTAAGCCCACCGCGACTCCCGCGCCACGCGGTAAAGCTGGTATGTTTGACGTACTGTCTGCACCGTTTGAAATGGGTATGTCGCTTGCGGCCAAGCCACGCAAAGAACAAGTAGAGTTTGTTGCGCCTGCTGTTGAGGCGCTAGGTAGCGCTGGTGGTGCAATTGTAGGGACTGGTGCAGGTCCATTGGGCACAGTAGTCGGCGCTGGCGCCGGTTATGCGGGCGCTAAAGAGTTGTTGCGTCTGGCCGCTGGCGAAAGTGGCAAAGAAACACTTCCGCAATCGGCTGCACGCCAAGCACAAAACGTGCTTGAAGGCGCAACAATGGAAGCCTTTGGACGCGGCGTTGTAAGCCCTGTTATTACCAAAGGCGCTGAGTACGCAAACAAACTTAAAAACATCAAACTTGACCAATACATTAAAGCTGTTGGTGACAAAGGCGAAGAAATTGTTAACGCATTGCGTGGTCGCACACAAATTGTTCCAGGCACATCCCCCACCGCCGGCGAAGTCGCTGCGCCTGTGGGTAGTGTAGGGCTATCTGTATTGCAGTCCCGCGCCCGTCAAGTGCCAGGCACTGCGGATATTTATGCGGGCAAAGAAGCGCAGAACATTGTCGCCCGCCAAGCGCAAGAAGCGCGTGCGGTAGATAAATTTAATGCGTCCAAGCAACGCATCCAAGCAAAAATTGATCGCGGATTAGTTAACGTGACGCCTGGCGAAGTTGGCGGCGCGCTGATCGACGCGGCCAAGGCTGAACAAAATGCAGTAAAAACAAAAGTAGTGAAGCCCGCCTACGATGCGGCGTTTGAGGCCGCTGGCGATGTAAAGATTGACGTATCAAAAGTTGTAAACGAAGCCGAACGTATCCTTGATCGCAAGCTGTCAAGTTTTGCCACTGAAACTGCGCCGGATACTGTGCGCAAACTGCGCGGGTTTGTACCTTCTGTGCCTGAAGCGGAAGCAGTGTCTATTGGCAAAGCAGGGTTTAAAGCAGCTAAAGCGCCTACACCCCCGCCAGCAACGCCAGAAGCAACGCTGTTGCAACTTGATGATGTTCGCAAAGCCATCAATGCAGACATTGCAGCAGCGTCATCAAGCAACGCGCCCATGGCGGCCACAACCCTGCGCAATTTAAAGCAGTTACATGCTGCAATTGACGACGCGGTTAAGTCAAGCACCACTTTACCTGACGAAGCTAAAACGCTGTACAAAGGCGCGCTGGACACCTACCGCACACAATACGCGCCGCGCTTTAAAGAAGGCATCAACGCCAACTTGTTTAAGCAAACAAACTTGCAAGAAACCAAAATCAAACCAGAAGACGTTGTTAGCAAATACTTTCAACCCAAGGGTGAGAGCGAGGCCAAAGACTTTTTGCGTTTGTTTGACAAAAACCCAGACGCAATGAAAATTGCCCGCACGGGTATTGAAGACCTATACCGCCGCGAAGTAACAGACGCTGCGGGCCGTGTAACACCTGAGTCGCACGCTGCGTTTATGAAAAAGTACGCGGAGCCGCTTAAAATTCTTGACGGCGCGGGGATGAACATTACGCAACGCGTTGGTGTTGTTGCCAAAGACGCCGCTCGTTTAGCAAAAATTGATGAACTTGCAAAAGCCAGCGGTAACAAACTAGGACCCGCTTTGCCAGCCGGCGTTAACGCGCTTGCAGTTGAGCAGCGAATTGGTGACTTGACTAGAAGTTTTACGCCTGAACAACTTAGCCATGTAAACGCAGTAAGGCAAGACTTATTGCGCGAAGGTGAATACCAGCGCTTGGTAAAAGCAGGCGCTGACGCCGGGGCTAATATTAAAAATTTAGCTACCAAAACTGGTCAAGAAGCTGGCTTGCCATTACCAAACTTTTTGTCAGTACCAATCACTGTTTTTAACAATGTTGTTAAACGCCTTGCATTGCGCATGGACGACAAAATTGCGTTAGAAATTGCGAGAGAGTTAACTAGCCCCGCTTTAGCCGCTGATCAAATTGAGGCTGCTATTAAACTGCAAGCGGCTCGTCGTGCGGCCACGCCTGGCGCCGGCACTGCCGCAGGGTTGGCGGGCACTAGGGCGCTTGGTGCTGAAATGTCACGTCGCGCTGAACCTGAAAACCAAAACGCATTGGCTCGGTAATGGACACGCAAGTTCTTTTTAACATCGCGGTAAGTCTGGCGGGGTTCTTAGGTGGCTGGGTGCTGAACAACATCTACCGATCACTGGAGCGCTTAGATACTGACGTGCGGGCTATGCCTTTAAACTACGTCACCCGCGACGACTACCGCGCTGACATGCGCGACATTAAAGAAATGCTTGGCAAAATCTTTGACAAACTGGATGGCAAAGTTGACAAATGATCATCGACCCCATCACGGCGCTTGAGGGACTACAGCAAGCCATAGGACTTGTCAAAAAGGCAAGTAAAGTAGCCAACGATCTAGCGGGCCTAGCGCCCATGATCGCTAAAATGTTTGACGCCAAAAGCGTGGCCACCAAAGCCATGGTGGAGGCCAAACGCTCTGGCAACAAGTCAAACCTTGGCACAGCTTTGCAAATTGAAATGGCGCTTGATGAGGCCAAACGCTTTGAGGCCGAATTACAGATGCTTTTTATGCAGACGGGCCGCATAGACGTGTGGCAAAAAATCAAAGAGCGCCAGCAGCAGATGGACATTGAAGACGCGCATCTAGCGCGCCAAGCTAAGGCCGAAGAAAAGAAACGCAAAGAAGAAGAAGATGAACAACTGGCATGGGCGATTGGCATTGTGACCCTTGTTTTACTAATTGGCGCCGTTGGCTGGGGTATTGCTGAAATTTCAGAAGTTTGCGCCAGAATGCGGTGTGGTCGGTGAATGAGTACCAGAAACAATTTGACCTGTTTCTCAAAGTGTTTGTGCGCCTGTGCATCGCTTGGTGGGTGCTTGGGTTTTTGCGGTTCTTGCCTGATGATCTGTCAGACAAGATTGTCAATAAATTACTTGGAATGATTGGACTAGGATAATGCTGACTTTACTTTCAACCCTAATTTCTTTCCTGATGGGCGGCCTGCCCAAGTTGTTGGACTTCTTTCAAGATCGGTCTGACAAACTGCATGAACTGGCGTTGGCTAGGATGCAAATTGAGCGTGAGTTGGAATTGCGTAAGGCGGGCTTTGAGGCTCAAGAGCGCATTGAACACATCCGCACAGAGCAGTTGGCCACCGAAAGCGCGGCCACCACCCAGCAAGTTTTAATTGGTGCGCAGCAAGCCGAGATGCAAGCCATTTACGCCCACGATGAAAGTTTAAACGAAGGCACTAGCCAGTGGATGCGTAACCTACGCGCCAGCGTTCGCCCTGTCATTACCTACGGTTTCTTTTTCCTGCTAGTTTTTGTTGACGTTGGCCTGTTTGCCTATGGCTGGCACAATGGCGTTAGTTTTGTAGAGTTGGCCGAGATGCTGTGGGACTCTGACACCCAGGCGTTGTTTGCGTCCATCATTGCGTTTCACTTTGGCGGTAGAGCGTTTGGCAAATGAACGTCTCGCCCAAAGCCATTGAGATGATCAAGCACCATGAGGGTGTTCGATTCAAACCGTACCAGTGCCCAGCAAAGCTGTGGACAATAGGAGTTGGCCATGTTCTTTATCCGAATCAAATCAAGATATTATTGGCTGAAAGGGGCGCTTACGCGCTTCACACTGAGGACAATCGGACTTTTACGAAAGAAGAAGTAGATGGAATTCTTAGGGCTGATCTTGACCGTTTTGAGCGTGGGGTGGAGCGCTTCTGCCCTGTCCCTCTTACACAAGGTATGTTTGATGGCCTCGTTAGCTTTAGTTTTAACGTCGGTCTGGGAACACTCCAGCGTTCGACGCTTCGTCAGAAGTTGCTTCGTGGCGACAAAGAAGGCGCTGCCGAAGAACTTCTAAAGTATTGCATGGCGGCAGGAAAAGTCCTCAGAGGCTTGCAAACCCGCCGCATAGACGAGCGTCGCCTATTCCTTAGTTAACGCCCTGTACGCCTCAATAGCGGTCTTCAGATCGCATTGCAGTTGCTGTATGCGGTCGTCTTGCTCACACAACTTGGCGTAGGCTTCTTCGGCAAACTTGGCCAAGTTAGCCTGGCTCCATGTTTGAAAGTCTGGCCTGTTAATCATTGGATTCCTTCTTAGACGGCGCGTCTAATTCAAGGCGGTAATACTTAGCCGGCATCTTGGCGTTCTTATCCAGTTGTTTGCGCAGCCATTCAGCGCCGCCAAGTTCTTGCAAGATCATCCAGTGCCTATCTGACATTCGGACTTGTCGGCCTAACAGGGGTTCAGGTGGTTTTGGTCTTGGCATTTATCTAACTCTCCGAAGCGGCATGTCCATAACGCGCTCTGGCGGTGGGGGTGTCATTTTTTCAGAAGGTGGTGTCCAACCATGCTTGCGCCAGATGGCCTGCACGTCTGAACCAGAAGACCATTTGAAATCTTTGTTTGGCATAGACGGGTAGCTAATCTTTGAGTAAGGTGGTTTTTCTAGCATTGTGTTGCTCCTTTAAGTAGTTCTAATCTTTCCCGTGCTACGCGCAGGGTGTTGTAGCGCTGGTGAAGGCGCTGAAGCATGGTAACGCGCTTGGCGCCGTCACGTTCTTCGTTAAGCAGTCTGAGGACGTCTTCCTCGCTCATCCTGCTAAGTTCATTGTTAAGGCTTCGCCAAGTAGTTGTCAATTTTCTTCTCCAATTCAGTAATTGTCCCGCGCACGCGCATGAGCGCCCGCACTGCGGCGTTGGCTTCGCGGTCGCGTATGCGCAACTCAGCTTTGGCCACTTTAAGTTTGGCCTTCCATAAATCAAATCGTTTCACTTTAATTCCTCCATTGCAATATCAGATATGGCGCGCTTGTCGTGCAAAGCCGCCCAAATTTTTTCATCCACCGTTTTGCTGGTCAATAAGATGTAGCACCACACAGGGTGTTGTTGCCCGCTGCGGTGCAAACGACCAATGGTCTGCTCGTACAGTTCCAGACTCCACGGCAACGACAGAAACACCATGTGACAGCCGCCGTGCTGTAAGTTAAGCCCGTGGCCTGCTGACTTTGGATGGACGGCGAGCAGTCGTATTTTGCCTTCATTCCATCGCTTGATGGCGTCGGTGTCGTCAAGGGTGGTGACGTTAAAACGTCGCTTGAGTTCGGCAAGTTCTTCTTGGTAGGTGTAGGCGATGATGGTGTTGGCATGTTGGTTTTCGTTCAATAGTTCTTCTAATCTTTCAAACTTGTGCATGCTGTACCAAATTGGACGCTGGCTAGATACAAACTTGCCAGGCGACTCAGACGGCGTGGTCGTCGTGTCGTAAACAAAACCTGACGCCAGTTGCTGTAGCTTGCCCGTGACAACTGCGGCGTTGACAGCTGTGATGCCTTCCAGCACAAAGTCTTTTTTCATTGTGTTGTACGACGTCATGTCCATCGTGCAGGCCAACTCAACTGTATGCAACGGCGGCAACTTGTCCTTATACTCGCCTGCCTCCAAGACAAATGTGGCAGGCTTAATTACGTCCATGACCTTCTGAAGCGACCCTACTCTAGGCGCCCATTCGCCAAACTCTTTATTGATCAGCACAAAGTATTGCTGCATGAACGCGCCTTTGGATCGGCCAAGCAATGACTGGTCGACGATCTTGCACTGGCCAAAGACGTCTTCTAAACCGTTGCTGGTGAATGAGCCGGTCAAGCCCCAGCGCGTCGTCATGGGGTCAACCACTTTAAGGAACGCCTTGAAGCGTGTGCCTGATGGATTCTTTAATCTAGTTAGTTCGTCAAACACCACGCCATCAAAATTTAATTTTTGTTCGGCCAGCCATTGCAAGTTGTCGTAGTTGGTCACGACCACTTGGGCGTTGCTCTTGAGGGCGTCCAAGCGCTGCTTAGGTGTGCCAACGCACAGAGCCATGCTGATGCGGTCAGCCCACTTGGGGCGCTCAACTGGCCACACGTCTGTGCAGACGCGCTTAGGCGCCAGCACCAGCCAACGCTTGACGTGGCCGTCGCGGATCATCTCCCACATGGCCGTCAGCGTGATGGCGGTCTTACCCGCGCCCACTGGCGCCAAGATCATGGCGCGGTCATGCTCAAAGAGAAAGTCAGCGGCTGTCTCTTGATACGGTCGTAATGAAACCATCAATTTGTTCCTTAGTCCATAAACACGCATAGTTCTGACGCAGTAGCGCCATCTCTGTCTGAAATAGTTTTTGCAGTTCACTCAATCTGCCGCCTTTGGTTTTCAATTCCACAAACCACGTTTGACCATCGGGTAAACACGCAATGCGATCTGCTACACCTTTGCGTCCAGGCGAAGTAAACTTCCAAGTCCGGCCACCAATGCGCTGCACCGCCCAATCAAAATAAACTTCAATTTCTTTTTCTTTCATGTTGTAAAGTATACATGTAAAAAAGATTTGCACAACAATTATTTCTGTGCTAACATTCAAGTTCAACTCAGTAAAGGACAGTATGCTTCACTCAAATATCGTCGGCGGTAGCACCGCCAAGCGCGTCATCAACTGCCCAGGCAGTGTGGCGCTGGTGCAGAAAATGCCGCCAAGACCTTCAAGCAAATACGCTGACGAAGGCACACTCCTACACAACGTCATGGCCGAACTCATCATGGGTGATGAAGCCCCTGAGCATTACATTGGCGCACGTTACGAAGACCAAGTTTTGACGCAAGAATTGATTGATAATAAAATCAAACCAGCACTGGAGGCGCTAGATGCAATCGACCCACAGCGAGTCATGGAAATCGAGGCCGAGACAAGCGTCAATTTTGGTGACTTGCTTGACGGCGTGTTTGGGTCTACTGACCTTATTGGTCGTCTTGGCAATCGTGCCGTTGTATTGGATTGGAAATTCGGTGACGGCGTTATGGTCGAGGTTGAGGAAAACCCACAGTTGATGTTCTACGCGGCTGCTGCCATGCGCACGCCAGAAGCGCAGTGGGCATTTGAGGGTGTGACTGAGATTGAGTGCGTCATTGTGCAACCGCCTGAAGTGCGTCGCTGGGTGACAACGCCTGCGCGCATTGCTGAGTTTGAATTGCAGTTGGTGCAGGCGGTCAAGCAGGCAGAGAAGCCAGACGCAAAGCTGGCCGTGGGCGATCACTGCAAGTGGTGTGCTGCCAAGCCCATCTGCCCCAAGATGACCGGCGCTGTTGACCGCGCATTGAAGGTGCAGATTGACGCTCTGCCGGCTGCGCAGATCAGCACCTACCTTAAAAACGCTGACATGCTTGAGGAATGGATCAAAGACTTGCGCGCTCTTGCATTGCAGATGCTTGAGTCTGGCGCCAAGTTACCCGAATACAAACTGGTGGCCAAGCGTGCCATCCGGTCATGGTCAGACGACGAGAAAGCGAAAGTCGCTTTGTTCGCGTGTGGCCTCACAGAATCTGAAGTGATAGAGACAACTGTCGTCTCCCCCGCCAAGGCCGAAAAGGCGCTTAAAAAGCGCAAGATCGGCCTACCGGAAGACCTCGTGGTCGCCATTTCTTCAGGTAACACTTTGGCAAGCGTGGATGATCCACGACCCGAAGTAATGCTCTTGGGTAAGCAATTAAACGCTGCCCTTTCTAAACTACAGTAAGGAAAATCATGTCAAATTTAGTAACCTTCTCTCAAGCAAACTTGCCTGCCGTTTCAACTTTGTCTAGCGCTTTGCGTTCGATCCAAGCCGAGGTCGGCCCAGCCGGTGTTGTCATTATCAAGATGGACAAGACTGGCCACTGGGTCTTCGGTGCAGATCAAACCGAAGCGGAAGACGACGCTGTTTGGGCAGTTAATCCTTTCTCATTTGTGCATGGATTCATCGCTTGGGGCGATGGCGAAGTGCTGGGTGAGAAGATGGTGTCCGTCAGCCACCCATTGCCTGAGTTAGATGAGGCGCCACCTTCAGCCAAAAAAGGTTGGGAAACTCAAGTCGGCATGTCACTCAAGTGCATCTCTGGCGAAGACAAGGGCATGGAAGCGCGCTTCACCACCACGTCAGTGGGCGGTAAGCGTGCGGTTCAGACCTTGGCCGTGGCCTTGGCCGAGCAGGTCGAGAAAGACCAAACTAAGCCAGTGCCAGTCGTGCGTCTGAAAAAAGACCACTACGCTCACAAATCCTACGGCAAAATCTACACCCCAGTGTTTGAAGTTGTTGAATGGGTAAGCATGGATGGCGAGACACCAAAGGCCGATGAGCCAGCTTGGCCAACAGCCGAACAGGAAGCTGCTAAAGCGCCTGCACGCCGCCGCCGTTTAGCGTAACTTTCTGATGGGCGTTATGAGCGCCCATTGGAAAGGAGACGCCAATGCTTTGGTTAGATTTTGAAACGCGCAGTATGTGCGACTTACGCGCCAAAGGCGTGTACAACTATGCGCAGGATGCAAGCACCGACGTGTTGTGCATGTCGTATGCGTTTGACGACGAAGACGTGGTGACTTGGGTTCCCCCGGAGCCATTCCCAACGCGTGTGCGCAACTTTACCGGCCAGATCAGGGCGCACAACGCAGCGTTTGAGCGCCTGATTTTTTGGTATGTATTACAAATAGATTTTAAGTTGGAGCAGTTTTATTGCACTGCAACACAAGCCCGCGCCAACTGCGCGCCTGGCAGTCTGGAAGACGTTGGCCGCTTTGCTGGCGCGTCCATGAAAAAAGATCACAGAGGCGCGCAGCTGATCCGCTTGATGTGCGTGCCGCCATTCAAAGACTCGCCAGAACTGATGGCCGAGATGATTAAGTATTGTGAGCAAGACGTGCGCGCCATGCGTGCAATCAGCAAGGGCATGCGCGACTTGTCAGCTGAGGAACTGCTGGACTATCACGTCAACGAGAAGATCAACGACAGGGGCGTGCTGGTGGACGTACCGCTGTGCCACGCCGCAGTCAAGTACGCGTCAGACGAACTAATCGAGATTGAAGAAATTGTCAAGGAAGTTACCGAGGGCGCTATCACCAGCGTTCGCAGCCCCCGCATGCGTGAGTGGGTCTGGGATCGCGTGGACGAAGAAGCGCGCAAGCTGATGCAAAAGGACGACAAGGTCAGCATTGACAAAACCGTAAGAGCCAACCTTTTAAACTGTGATGGAGTACCACCCGATGTTCAAGAAGTCATTCAATGCGCAGACGACCTCTGGGCTTCGTCAGTCGCAAAATTCAGCCGACTTGCCGCTTTGGCAGATGTTGAAGATGAGCGAGTCCGAGGAGCGTTTGTATTTGCAGGCGGCTCTGCAACAGGCCGCGCATCATCCTACGGCGCCCAAGTCCATAACTTCACCCGCAAGTGCGCAGAGCAGCCCGACGACGTCAGGCACGCTATGGTCAGAGGACACGCAATCGTCCCTCGGTATGGAAAGCGCGTTACCGATGTTCTCAAAGGTATGCTCAGACCTGCCATCATCCCCGCCGCAGGCAAGCACCTTGTTGTGGCCGACTGGTCGGCCATCGAAGCGCGGGTCAACCCGTGGCTCTCAGGACGCGGCGCCAATAAACTGGAACTATTCCGCAGTGGGGAAGACGTCTATAAAGTTAATGCAGCCGCGACGTTCAACATTCGCGTCGATGACGTCACCGACGACCAGCGCCAAATTGGCAAGGTTCAAGAACTTGCCTGCGGATTTGCTGGCGGCGTGGGCGCTTTTGCTGCTATGGGCAGGGCTTATGGGATCAGTCTTCCTGAGCCAGTTGCCAAACGCATGGTGGATGGCTGGCGGCGCGCTAATTCTTGGAGCGTTCCTTATTGGTCGGCGCTTGAGGACGCATATACCAGAGCAATGCGAAACAAAGGGCGCGAGTTCAAAGCCGGCCTTATAACATATTTGTCTC